ATTTGATCGGGTATATTTCATACCCGGTAATCATGACCTTTATTATCGTGACCGTAGAGATGTTCATTCGGTAGAATGGGCTAAGCACTTACCAAATGTACAGATAGTAAACGACTGGTTCAGTGAGGGCGATGTTGTCATCGCCCCTTGGTTAGTAGGTGATGACTATAAAAAGGTGCCAAAGCTACAAGGTAAATACTTGTTTGCCCATCTAGAGTTACCAAGATTCTATATGAATGCTATGGTAGAGATGCCAGATCATGGTGAACTCAACGAAGACCACATGGTTGGTTTCGATAAGGTATTCAGCGGACATTTTCATAAGCGTCAATCTAGGAAAAACATCTGGTACATGGGAAATGCTTTCCCTCATAACTATGCTGATGCACATGATGATCAGCGCGGTATGATGGTGTTAGAGTGGGGACAAGAACCAGAGTTCCATTCTTGGCAGAAACAACCATTGTATAGAGTCTATAAGCTCAGCCAGATACTAGATAACACTGATGGCTTATTGCTACCTAAATCAAATGTACGTGTACACTTAGATATCGATATCAGTTATGAAGAAGCTAACTTCATTCGTGAGACGCTTATTCCAAAACACGAGCTTAGAGAGATGACCTTGATCCCGATGAAGTTAGATACTACAGCACAGGAATTGGCTAGCGGTGACATAAAGTTTGAAAGCGTAGATCAGATAGTCATAGACCAGATCACTAACATCGAAAGCAATAATTTCGACAAGAAACTTCTTTTGGATATATACAGAAACCTATGAAGCCAAAAGAAGTCAGAGAATTAGAATCACTGATCAAAGTAAACAAACATCTGGGAATCGCTTTAGCTGAATTGACTCATACTCATTCATATGTCGGTTGTTTACAAGAACAAAAAAAATTGGTTAGTGTAAAATTAAAACTCGAAAATATCATGGAAAGAACCTTAAAAGCTGAAAAGCTTAGCAAAGACAGCTTTATTGGAAGATTGAAACAATGATAGTACTTAAAAACATAACATTACGCAATTTCCTAAGTATCGGTGCGGTTACACAGGCTGTCAACTTCGACAGCAAAGACTTGACATTGATCCTCGGTGAGAACCTCGATCTAGGTGGAGACGGTGCTAGAAATGGTACAGGTAAGACCACGCTCATGCAGGGGCTTGCTTATGCTCTTTTTGGTATAGCTATCAACAATATCAGAAAAGATAACCTGATCAATAGAACCAATGCTAAGAACATGCTAGTCACATTAGAATTCAGTGTGAATGGTGTAGAGTATAAGATTGAACGTGGTCGCAAGCCAAATGTCTTAAAGTTCTATATCAATAGCGACTTACAAGAAGAAAAGAATGACGCTCAGGGTGAGAACAAAGAGACTCAAGTAGCTATCGAACGTGCTATCAATATGACTTCTGATATGTTCAAGCACATCGTTGCATTGAACACATATACCGAACCATTTTTAGGAATGAAATCGAATGATCAGCGTCACATCATCGAGCAGTTATTGGGTATCACGCTTCTAAGCGAGAAGGCCGATCTCGTAAAAGATAAGATCCGTATCAATAAAGATGCTATACAAAGCGAAGAGTTCCGTATCAAGGCAGTAGAAGAAGCTAACAAGCGTGTGCAGGAACAGATCGATAGCTTGAAGCGAAGGCAGAAGCTTTGGCAGACTAAGCATGATGAGGACTTAGAAAAGCTAGCTATCCAATATACAAGACTGAGCCAGATTGATATCGAAAAAGAATTACAATCTCATAAAGATTTGGCTGTATATAACGATCAGATTCGATTGAAGACAGCTTATGACGAAAAGCTAGATAAACTACGCAAGGATGTAACTAAAGAAGATAAGAATCGTCAGAAAATTGAGACTGAAGTAAAAACCTTAGAAGATCACAAATGCTATGCATGTGGACAGAATTTCCATGATGATCAGCATAGTACTGTTCTTCAGAACAAGATCGATACATTAAAAGAATGTCAAAATACATTAAATGATCTCACCGATCAATTAGAAAGACTAGTTGAATATCCGATACTAGTTATCGACAAGCCATCTACACACTACAAGACTGAAGCTGAAGCAGTAAAGCATAGCTCAGAGGTAGCCAACGTATTACAGCAGATGGAAAACAAAGTCAATGAAACTGATCCATATACCGAACAGATCATTGATATGGAGAACCAAGCTCTACAGGAAGTTAGTTTTGATAAGATCAATGAATTGTCAAAGTTCGGAGATCATCTAAAGTTCCTGCTAGACTTATTGACCAGCAAAGATAGCTTCGTTCGTAAGAAGATAATCGATCAGAATCTATCATATCTCAATGCAAGGTTGACTAACTATCTTGATAAGATCGGGTTACCGCATAACGTAGTATTCAGGAATGATCTAAACGTAGAGATAACTGAATTCGGACGTGAGCTTGACTTCGATAACCTCAGTAGGGGTGAGAGAAATAGATTGATATTAGGTCTTAGCTTTGCTTTCCGTGATGTATGGGAAAACCTATACTCACCAATAAATACTATTTTTATCGATGAATTGATAGACAGTGGTATGGATAGTATGGGTGTAGAGAACAGCATGGCTATCCTAAAAGAGATGAGCCGACGCAGGAACAAGAGTGTTTGGTTAGTCAGTCACAGAGAAGAACTTGCTGGTCGTGTGCCTCAAGTACTCAAGGTTATTAAAGAAAACGGATTTACTACATACAGTACATCCACTGAGGTACAATAAATTTTAGACTACTTTTCGCAGAGATAAAATAGTATATGCCATCACCAAGTAAACAAAAAGGTTCGAGCTTCGAACGAGACATCGCAAAATTCCTATCAGCTACGTATAACGAAAGCTTTATACGAGCGCCAGGCAGCGGTGCCTATATAGGTGGCAAAAATCAATCAAGAAAACAAGTATTACATGAAGGTCAGATAAGAAATTTTAAAGGGGACATAGTTCCTGGACAGAGTTTCATTAAATTCAATGCTGAGTGTAAGAGCTATCAAGATTTTCCTTTCCATCTATTACTTACCGGAGACTGTAAAGTATTAGAAGAATGGTTGAAACAGATGATGGATGTAGCAGAAGAAGGTGACTGCAATATTCTATTCATGAAGTTCAACAATAAAGGAAAATATGTTGTCGTACAAACAGATAAAACTTGGGTGACAGACAACTTCGTACATTATACTAGCAAAAATCTAGGCGATTGGATAGTCATAGAATTCGAGGCTTTTTTTAAACATAATAAAGACCTACTTAGAGTATATTCTGGCTCAAAACTTCCCGTTATAGACACCACGTCAAATACTGCAAATATCATAACGATCTCTACTTAAAAATCAATTACATAGCTGTTTGGTCGGGGTAGCTCGACCCTCCTTGAGGAAGCGTTAATAGCGCCTACGGATCTGGAGCTGAGGGTGCATTCCTTCAAAAAAGCATAGGTTGTTTACAATCTATGGAACACCGACAAGGCAATCGTTCGGTAGGCGAACCTTGAATGAGTCTATAGCTATTCTGTCTTGATGCTATAGAACATGCGTTGCTGAGATATTCTCAACTACAACCCATTATACTTTACAGAGCAACCGGTAGCGATAATCAGCAACAAAGGGCTAGATTATCGGGGATAGACAGCAAGGATGACGGGCCATGGCAATGTCCTGATCTTGGTAGTGCCTCAAAAAGGCACTACCATGGCTTCTGAACCGGCAATAAGTTTTAAAACAAACAATATAAAAGAACAGTTTAAAAGAATATACCGAATGAGCGAAGCGAATGAAGGTATAAGTTGTCCGAAGGACAACTCTGAGATTAAAAATAAGGAAGTTGACTTTTCTTAGTTATCTCTACGTGTTCATCTATGAGCTTGCTTATTTCTATTCTTTCTTGATGGCTCATATTAAGGATATCCGTATAGCTGGCGCCACCACGCATATGCCATGCCATAGATAATGCAGCTTTCTTGATACCCGTAACTTCAGATTCATAGTTATCAAATAGCTTCTTGATGTCCTCGGGTTTGGACCTCAGAAGCGTTATTCGAAAAAATCTGTTGGGTTCAACGTGATGCTTTGTTCATACTGATTCTGACAGCTTGGGCAAGAGATTTGTATTGGCTTCACTTCGCTATCTTTTCTTATATTAGCTGAATAATCACGTATCTTGATGTAATCATTTCTGTCAGTGTTCTTTAGGAACTCTAAGATAAACTTGTTTTCATTGACGATGCCATCTGGAGTTTTGATATATTCGACGCTTTTGCTCAACAATGACATAGTGAGGTCGGTGATCTTAGTCAACGCCAATTTAAGTATCTTAGCTCTTTCGTCTTCGTTGGTATTTGATTCTGCTTGATTAAACAATGACTGTAGCTGGAATTGTTCAACGCTGGCATCATTTACTGCTTTAAAACTTATTGGTTGAAATTTAATAGATAAATCACCCATGACTAATTCATCATTGTAATTGGCTGGCTTCAACCCAGCCAATATGTTTCCTAGATTGATCTTGAAGCTTGATACATCTTGGCAACTTGGGCATTGACTATCAATATCCATCTCTCCGGATTCTGAACTAGCTGTTTTGATCGCTACTAAAATCGCATCTAAGTCGATGTTAGAAACTTGCCATGGATCTTTGATGTTAGGAATACAGCTTCTTATCAATTCTACAACTGCTACACCATTGAACAATGCGTCTGGTGTCTTAGCAGTGATCTCATCGATTGCAGTCATGGGATAAACAGGAAGTTCTCCGTTTTCAGGAAGAACTAGTGAGCCTTCTGGGTAACCTGCACCACCTGAAGGCAACTTCATATATACTGAAGGTCTTCTAAAATATTGCTTTAACGGATTGTTTTCCATGATATATTCCTCTTTATGATTGGGTAATTTAGTATTACTAAATAGTATGTGAGTATTTAGTGGTCAAAAAATACCGTTTTTTTATTTTATAGGTAGCCCGTGGATCCAGAATTAGTCAGAGAGCTTGAAGAACAATTGAGACAACTAACAGCAGTAGTTAGTCATAATACTGCTGCTTTAGGTGGATTCAACACTACCATTACCAACGGCAACAGCGCAATAAACAATAGCAAACAGAGTTCTGATAAACTCACGCAGGCTATAAATCAAAACAATCAAAGTTTTCAAGCAAATAACAATAGCAATAACCCACTCAACAGAGCTATCAAAGACGCTGCTGCTGATCATGATCAACTGCGTTTAGGTCTTAAAAAAGCTACTGATTCTGGAATTCAAGGTTTAGTAAGCTTAAAAAATGCTGTGTTAGGTACAGAACAAGGATTCAGCAAGTATAATACTACTATAGGTAAAGTAGGAGACGTTGCTTGGGATGTAGGAAAGAATTTTGGAGTTCTTGGAAAAATCATCGGTGGTTTAGTAAAAGTAACTAGCGATGTACTACAATATCAAACACAACAAGCAGACAACCTATTAAACGCTAGCGATAACTTATCTAAGATGGGCGCAGGTGGTGCATTTGCTACAGAACAGATAAGAAAGTTTGGTGCAGGCGCAGGATTAACATCAGCAGAATTGGACAAACTAATAAAGCCAATGCAGACAGTGCAGGGCGGGTTTGTAACATTAGGTGGTAGTCAAGCTGCTGGTATGAAAGCTTTTGCCGAGATGACGGCAGTAAGTGAAGATGTTCGACGTGAATTCCGACGTTTAGGAATGGATGATCAAGAACGAAATCAAAGCATGGCTGATTTCGTTAGCTTGATGAATGCGTCTGGGCAGACAAGAGTAGGCGAATTAAAAACAAGCGAAGGTTTACAGAAAGCATCTTTAGAGTATACAAGAAATATGTATGTTCTAGCAGATATGACTGGTAAAGACGTAGAGACTGCTAAAAAAGAACATCAAGCTGCTATGTCTGGAAGAGATGTTCAACTTATGATGTTTAAGCTGAATCAAGACTCTTTGGCTGCTGAAAAAAAGAAACAAGCTGCATTAGCACGTGGTGATATGGAAGCAGCTAGTGCTGCTCAGCGTGAGATAGATGCAGCAGACAAAAAGATAAAGACCGTAGATACCATGCGAAGAGTCATGGCAGAAGCGGGGTATAGTACAAAACAGTTTCATGATGCTGCAAATCAAGCACTTACGGGTGCTGTAACAGAAGAAACAGCAACATTAGCTAGAAGAGGTATATTTGGCGGTAAGATATTTAATGAGTTATATGAAGGTACCGTTAGTGATAAAGACATGACTAAAAAGCTTATGGATAATACAGTTAGTACTACACGTATGCTTGGAGCAACAAGTCTTGCAAATAATAAAGGGTTGATGGAAACGTATGGACTTGAAACTGAAAATCTAGCAGTAGCAAATCAAAAACTATCGAAAAATTATATAGAAAATGCTGCTGATGCAGCAAAGAGAATAGCTGAAAATGCATTAGGTAAAGGTGCTGCTGCTGAAGATCCGGCTCAAAAAATAAGAAATGAGATGATTTATGCACAGCGTACCGTAAAACTCAAGTTAGATGAAATGGCTGCTAGCATGAATCCATTGTTGGGAAACATGGGAATGTTAAAAGGACTTGGCTATGCGGCGTTAGCAGCGGCTGCTGCTTTAGGTATTTCAGCAGCGATGGAAGGTTTTGGTAGCATAAAGAACCTATTAGGTAAAGGCGGAGCTGGCGTTGGTGGAGCTGGCGTTGGTGGAGCTGGCGTTGGCGGAGCTGGCGTTGGCGGAGGAGCTAAGGCAGCAGCAACAGAAGCTGAAGCTTTGACTAAGAGTGGCGCTAAAGCTACAGGAGAAGGACTATTAAAGTCGGGGTTAAAATCTGCATTAAATCCTAAAAACTTACTGAAATTAGGTACAGGATTATTAAAAGGTATTCCAAGTCTAGTAGGTGGACTTGTATTAGATTATGGTGCAGGAAAAGCAAGAGAATCCGGCGAAAATAAAAAAGCAGCAGCATATGACACCGCATCTGCTGCACTGACTGGGGCAGGTATTGGTGCAACATTAGGTAGTATTGTTCCAGGAGTTGGAACAGCGATAGGTGCAGGCGTAGGTGCAGCTATAGGCGGCATCATCGGGGTATGGTCAAATTGGAAAGATATATCCGGTGACGATGGTAAAGAAAAGCAAGGTGAAAAAAGAGAAGATAGTAAACCAACTGATGATACGATACTTACAAAGTTATTGGATCAAATTAGCATAGTTCAGAAATACAAATTCGATGTTGAAACTGTAACAAAAAATGCTCAGGCAATGGCAAGCTTTACCACTGCAATGTCTTCAGTTTTCACTGTTGCACCAAAAGGTGACGAGAAAGAAAAAGCTAGAGCTGTTGCAGATAGTGTATCAAGCTTTATGGCTGTTAAAGTTCCGGTAAAAGATTTCGTATATTTCAGTAGCTTAAAAATAGATAAATCACAAGCAGAAGTCAATAGTAATGCGTTCGTAGCATTCTCTACTGCTATGAGCAGTTATAAAGGAACAGCTGGTAATGCATTGACTCAGATAACTGATACTATCTCAAGTAGTATCTTATCTATGTTTACTACAAAACTGCCGTTCGATGACTTTGTTAATTTTGCTAATCTACCGTTAGACCCTGAAAAAGCACAAAAGAGCAGCATGGCTTTTGTCAACTTTGCGAATGCAATGGCAAGTTATAAGGCTGGTCCAGGATTAAGTGATGCTGTAGGTCAACTAGCAGGTAAAGCATTCAATACTATCTTTGGTCAAAAAGGACCAGTTGATATGTTCGTTGAGTTTACTAAAAAAGATTTTGGTCCAAATGCTAAAGATAATTCAGAAGCTTTTTATAACTATGCACAATCTATAGGATTGATAGTTGAAGGAAAAGGTAAAAAACCTTCTGAGTCTGCTGGGTCAGGACCTTCAGGCACTACGGGTAGCGCTGCTCCAGGACCTTCAGCCGCTACTCCTTCAGCGCCTTCTAGTGGAGCAGCGGCACCTAGACCAGCAGGACCTGCAATGGGGGCTGCTGCTGTAGGAGGACTGACTTCTCTACAAACAAAGAGCGGTAAATCATTTAAAGTAGGACAAGCATTCAGTAGGAATTTTCAAGGGTTTGTAGATGAATTAGAGTCGCTTGGTTATAAAATCGATAGTGTAGGCGGTTATGCTGATAGAGCAAACGCTAATAATCCTGGTGTTAAGAGTTATCATGCTTTAGGTGCCGCTATTGACATAAATCCAAATAGAAATCCAAATAGATCGACTAGAACAGATTTACCACCTCAGACAGGTGCGTTAGCTGCAAAATATGGTCTAGGATGGGGCATGAACTGGAGATCAGTAAAAGACCCTATGCATTTTAGTGCAGCTAGAAGTGAGCTTGGATCATTTAATATTAGTAGAGGATCACTGAGAAGTTATGCATCAGGTGTAGATTTTGTTCCAGAATCTGGACCCGCAATAGTAGGTGAATTAGGTCATGAACTTGTGACTGGAAAAGACGGGTCATCTAGATTGACAGGTTCCGGCAGTCATATAGAAAATCTCAACAAAGGTGATTCGGTATTACCTGCTGATAAGACTGGAAGATTATTATCGTATGCTGATGGTACAAGATTATCTAATTCAAAAGACAAAGCTGTTAAAACAGTAAAAACTAAAGGCGGCGACTATAACGTTTACAAGAAAAATTCAGACACTGCTGCTAGCTTTAGAGATATGTACGCTAGGGCTTTGAAATCAGGTTCCGGAACATTCAAATGGATAGATGCTAGCGGAAAAGAAAATCTATATTCTACTGGTAAAAAAGGCGGATTATACGCTGAACCAAAAATTGAAGGACCAGTGCAAGGTCCACCTATGCCATTCATGAATGGTTCATCACAGACAGAAGCTGGCAATAGTAATATATTAGAAGGAAAAACAGCAGCACCTGTAGCACCACTAGAGAGCGGTCAAGCTGGAATAAAACTCGCCGATGAGATAGCAAATAGAGACATGGCAATAAAAGATATGGTTCAACAAGGTATTGATCCAGCTCAGCAAGTTGCTATGGCAGGCGAAAGTGCAAGGTCTTTAGGTAATGTTGTGGCTGCTAATGCTACTAATGCAGAAAGTCAGATTTCTAAAAATGATGCAGCGGCTGTAGCTGCGATGCCTCAAGAACAACAGATACAGATAAAAGATCAAGCAATAGCAAGACAAGCAGATATAGATAAAGCTAGAGCAGAAGAATTAGCAAAAAATTCTAAACCTAAACAGGGTTTTTCTTTGATGCATCCATCAACTTGGTGGAAAAGTTATGCAGATGGAACTGATCTACAAAACCCTGTCAGTATGCCATCAAGCGAAAAAGTAGGTAGTGTCGATCATAATTCGATACTTACACAATTAGCTAAAACTCCATCTGAACCTGCAAATAAAGAATCACAAGAAAATAACGATACTACAAATACCACACAAGAACAACCACAAGATGATAACGATCAATCGATGGAGATGTTCATGATGATTCATAGAAAATTAGATAACATGGTTTCCGTATTAGAAAATAGTAACAATACTCATCAAAAACTATTACATAATTCTAGGGCATAAAAATGGACAAAGAAGTTATTCAAAATCTCATAGCTCAACTAGAAGAGCTTACTAATACTATTGGTAAGCAAGGTACAGCTATGACCGGAATGACAAGTAACATTTATAATGCTAACAAATCTATAGATTCTATAACAAAAAATATACCAAACAATAACAATTCAATAAATGCTAACACTACACATAATATCAATACTACTAAAAATTTAAATGCATTATCACGTGCTATAAAAGAAACCGATAATGACTCACAAGAATTTATGAATAGTCTTAAAACATCTGGTATGTTTGCTGCATCAGCTTTAGGAAGCTTTAGTAAAGCTATAATGAGCAGCGATCAAGGTTTTGGTAAATTCGGCGATACCTTTAAAAGTCTAGGAACTGCTGGAAAAGGCTTAACAGATAATTTTGGTCTATTAGGTAAAGCTTTAGGCTTTATACTAGATGCGGGAGGACAATTATTAGCTAGTCAAGCCGAGATGGCAGATAACGTAGGTAAAGCTACTGATGCTATAGCTAAATTAGGAGCAGCAAATAAGTTCACTATGAATGAAGTTGCTGATATGGGGCTAAGAGTAGGACTCACTACTTACGAGCTTGACAAGATGATCAAGCCAATGCAAAGTGTGAGAGGTGGATTTGTTGCGCTTGCAGGGTCACAAGCAGAAGGTGTGAAAAAATTCACTGAAGTTCTAGCAGTAAGCAAGGATCTAAGGAATCATTTTAGACAGTTAGGATTAGGTGACGAAGAACGAAATAAAGCTATCGCTGATTATATTTCTATGCAGAATGAATCAGGTGCAGCATTTAGTGGACAATTGAGCACTACTAAAGGTGTTCAAAAAGCTGCTACTGAATTTATAGATAAATCTGTTGAATTAGCTGCCATCAAAGGACAAAAACTTGAAGATGCTATGAAAGATTATGCTGCTCTTATGAAAACCAAAGAGTCAGTGTTAGCTAATTTTACTTTTGGTGAACGACAACGAAAAATAGACACATTGTCGAAAGGTAATGCACAGGATCAAGCCAGAGCTAAAAAAGAACAAGAAGCGTTAGATGCTGATATGGCAGGCTACGCAGAGTTAACAAAACAACTTTCTCAATCGGGAATGCCTGCTAAGCAAATAGAAAGTATGCAAAGAGCATTTACGAGCCATGTACTAAATCCAGATTTAGCAGACTTGCAGGTTATGGGTTTATCGGTAGACAAATATTTAGATGCTGCACATAAAAATCAATTAGATAAAATTACTCTAGGTGATGAATATCGTGGAGCAGTAACCAAATATATGAATGATGTAGGAATGACTCAAATGGGACTGAAGAAAGGTCTCGCTTCGAGTATGATAGATACTGAAACTATCAATCGTATCAATACATCAGGAAATAAAACAATTGCTGAGGTTACAGAACAAGCTCGCAAAGAAATAAATGCAAACAAAACTGATCCGGCTCAACAACTAAGAGATAAAACAGTAGAAACTGAAAGAGAAGTAAAGACTACTTTAGATGAATATAATCGCTCTATAAATCCATTTTTGGGTAATGGTGGATTATATGCTAAACTTTTTGATGCATTTATGTTTGGTGCATTATCATTAGGATCATTGGCTGTAGCAGCCGGTGGTAGAGCATGGTTAGGTAAAACATTTGGTAAAGTAGCTGGATCAGGCGCTGCAAGTGCAGAAGTTGCTGCTATCGAAAAACTTTCATTAAAGGGTTTAGGTAAGAGTTTACTTAGAAAAATGCCTTTAGTAGCGGCTGCTGGATTGGGAGGATATGCAGTATCTACATTATTTCAAGGATCTACTACTAAAAAAGATAGCAAAGAACCTGAAAAAACAAATTTCGATCTAACTGGTGTATTACCCGAAAATATTTCAGAATCAGATATAGGATCATCAGAGGCTGATCTTAAAAACTTCAAGCCGGAAAAAGCTCCTACTGTAAAAGCAGACGATGCTGCTAACGAGAATCTAAAAAATATCAATAAAAAGATAGAAGAAGCAACTGCTAGATTAAATGATCTTACTAAAAAATCATTAGAAGTAACGAGCACAATAGCTAAAGAAAAAATGGCTAGACAGCTTGAGATGGTCAGCAAATATAAGATCGATATAAAGCAAGTTGAAAACAATTCAAAAGCAGCACAGATGTATGCAACTACATTTGGTAATATTGAAAAATTAAATGTAGATTTGACTGGAGTTGCACAATCTATAGATGCTTTTAGTATAGTTTCAGGTACAGTTTATAGAGAATTAGAATCTTTCAGTAAGATAAAAATTGATGCTGGTCAGACTAAAACTAATAGCGAGGCTTTTTCTGCCTTTAGCATTGCTATGGCAAGTTATAAAGGTTTGTCTGGTGTAGCAGATACTACTAGTAGTATAGCAGAAGGAGTAAAGAGTTTTCTTGGTGTATCAAATGTATTTGATACATTTGTAACATTTTCTAATCTAATGATCGATTCTGAAGGTGCTAGAGGAAATTCAGAAGCATTTGTGAAATATTCCGACGCAATGTTCAAATATAAAGGTGGACCAAAATTATTATCAACAGTAAGTCAACTAGTTGGTTCAAAACTAGTAAGTTTATTTGGAGAAAATTCTGCTATAGATTTATTTTTAAAGTTTACTGATAAAGCTAGCAAACACGATCTAGGAAGTAAAAAAGTAAGTGATAGCACACAAGCTTTCTTAAACTTTAGTAAAGCTATGGGAATATTAGGCGGAGGTATCACCGATCTAAAAGTAGGACAACCGGGAACAGGTACTGAGATATCCGTAGAAGGAGGAAAAGTAGTCACTAGACCATCTGGTGGACCATCTGGAGGTACTACAGGAGGTGCCGGAGGAGTACCAAGCGCACCTGGTGCTCCGGGGGGTGCAGGAGCAGGTCAACCTCCAGAAGGCTATACCCCTTATACACCTTCGCAACAAGCTGGACCAGGAGGCGCCGCTGGCGCAGCTGGCGCTGGCCCAGCAATGACTGGTAGAGTTAGTACAACAGCCTCACAGAATAAACAGCTTTTGATAAAAGCCATGAATGATCTAGGAGTATCTAATCCACAAGAAAGAGCAGCGATGGCTGCTGTCATCGAAGGTGAATCTCGTTTTGGAATAAAATCAGAAAGCTCATATGCAACTACTAGTAATGCTAGGATCAGAGAAGTATTCAAATCTAAATTTGGAAGAATGAGTGATGGTCAGATAAATCAACTCAAGGCAGATCCTGAAAGATTTTTCAATTATGTATATGGTGGACAGCTGGGTAATGCACCAAATGAAGGTTATCTATATAGAGGAAGAGGTTTTATACAGTTAACAGGTAAAGCAAATTATAAAAGATATGGTGATATGATCGGGGTAGATTTAGTAAAAAATCCTGATCTTATATCTACTAATCCTGAGATTGCAGCTAAAGTATCTGTCGCATATATGAAAGATAGAAGAAAATCAGGAGATACTTATTCTAGTATAGCTCGAGGTGTAGGACATGCAGTAAGGGGAACTGAAGAAGTAAAAATAGCTGCTTATCAAAGAAACCTTCAGTCAGGTGAATTTGGAGCAGATAAACCAGGACAATCATTGCAGGAATCACAAGCTAGATTATATGCTGGACCAGTAGGACCGACTACAGATAAACAAGATATTATTAACAAACAAAGAGAAGGACAAGGTGGTAAGGCACTAGAGGCCGGAGCACAAGGAATGATGGCTGCTAGCGAAAAAGATTTAAGAGCTAGCGGAATCAGGATTAAATCAGGTGACGTTCAAGGTGATGGGTTTCCTATAGATGGTAGACTTGTTCAATTAGCTAAACAGATACAAGATAATATACCTGGCTTCACTCAATTTAATAGCTTTAATGATAGATTCCATCGACGATTAGGATATCGTAGTAAACATAGCGAAGGTAAAGCAGTTGATTTCTCCTTATCAAGAAGACCATCTGAGATGGATGGAAGAAAACTGGTAGGAATGTTAAGACAGATGGGTTTTGCACATGCTATAGATGAATATAATCATCCTTCTGGAGCATCTACAGGCGGACATATGCATGGGCAGCTTGCAAAAGAGGGTGGCATCTTTTCTGGTTCTGATAGTGGATATCCAATCACGATGCATGGCACTGAGATGGTAATACCTAAAACTTCAGAAAACAGTATATTAGCTAAATTGGCTCAGACTAACACTGATATCACTAGCATAGGGGATATCATACAAAATATGACTAAAAAAGATACAGGAAAACCTAAAGCAGATATTACATCAAGTAAAAAGAAAACTGCTCCTAAATTTGATCTATCAGATTTGGAATCTAAGTTTAATAGTGTATTAGACGTATTACAACATAGTGATAGCATACAGGACAAGTATTATAAACATACAGCCGTATAAGCTAAATATATTTAAAGAGATTTGGAAAAATGCCATATACTAAAAAATTCTTAAACAAGAGCGGTGTTTCTAGCCCTATTTCAGGAGCTAACAGCAATAGCGGTGCCTGGAATGGCATGAACATGACACCGACTGGTGGATTCAATAATACTGAATTTGGTTATAAGAACTATATGAGCAGATTACCAGAAGTATATACTGGTCATCCAAATCGTATCGAGCGTTACAATCAATATGAGATGATGGATGTAGATGCAGAAATAAATGCGTGTCTAGACATCATATCAGAATTTAGCACACAGCGAAATGAGCACAACAAGACTCCTTTTAGTTTTGAATATAAAGATGAACCTACGCCGCATGAAGTTGAATTACTTACCAAACAGTTGCAACAGTGGTGTAAATTAAACGAATTCGATGTACGCATGTTCAAGATTTTCCGTAATGTCATTAAGTACGGAGATCAAGTATTTGTCCGAGATCCAGAAAACTTTAAGTTATACTGGGTAGATATGGTAAAAGTAATCAAGGTTATCGTCAATGAATCAGAAGGCAAAAAGCCAGAACAATATGTAATCAAAGACATAAACATCAATTTGCAGAACCTTAGTGTTGCACAAAAGACGAATACTGACTTTGCAGCCAACCCAGCTACTGGGTTAGGTGGCACTGGCGGTGGCACCAACACACCCTATACAGTTCCTGCGATGCCATATAATACCACTGGTTCAAGATTCACATTAGGACAAAGCGAAAGCGCAGTAGATAGCAAGCATGTTGTACATCTTAGTCTCACTGAAGGTCTAGACAGATTCTGGCCATTTGGGCAGAGTGTGCTAGAAAATATCTTTAAGGTCTACAAGCAGAAAGAACTATTAGAAGACGCTGTTCTAATCTATCGTGTACAACGTGCTCCTGAACGTAGAATGTTCAAGATCGACGTTGGTAATATGCCAAGTCACTTAGCTATGGCATTCGTAGAACGTGTGAAGAACGAGATTCACCAACGTAGAATACCTTCATTGTATGGTGGACAGAGTATTGTTGATGCTACATACAATCCATTGTCAATGAACGAAGACTACTTCTTCCCTGTAACCGCTGAAGGTAGAGGAAGTAGTGTAGAAGTATTACCAGGTGGACAGAATCTAGGTGAGATTGATGATTTGAAGTATTTCAATAATAGACTTGCTCGTGGTCTTCGTGTTCCTTCAAGCTATCTACCAACTGGACCTGAAGATAGCCAGACTCCTTTGAGTGATGGACGTGTTGGTACTGCAATGATCCAAGAATATCGTTTCAACCAGTATTGTGAGAGATTACAGAACTATATCTGTATGAAGCTTGATGAAGAATTCAAGTTATTCTTGCGTTATAGAGGGTTCAATATCGATACTGGGTTGTTTAATATCGTATTCAATCCACCACAAAACTTTGCTAGTTATCGTCAATCTGAGATGGATACTGCAAGAGTTGCTACATTCTCACAGATCGAACAGCTTGGATATATAAGCAAGCGTTTTGCATTAGAGCGTTTCTTAGGTCTATCAGAAGAAGAAATAAAGAAGAACGAAAAACTTTGGGCTGAAGAAAACGAAGAAGAGATTGATACTGAAACAAAAGGTTCAGACCTTCGTAATATCGGAGTCAGCACAGGTGATTTTGAAATGGATAGTAATACTGCTGATGAGATCGAAGCCGGCGGTGAAGCTCCAGCTGAAGGTCCTGAAGTTGCTGGCCCAGTTGGTGCAGATGCAGGAGCTCCAGGAGGAGCAGCAGGGCCAGCTGCACCTGCTCCGTCAACACCCGGCGGCTTAGCTTAAAAAGATAAATAGTTTTATGAAACTCTATGAAATGTACGATGCTCCGATTGCAGGTTTACAGGATCTTAATTCCGATAATAGTAAACCTGTGTACCGTAGTTCCAGAAAAACTAAGCTAACACTGAAGCAGATCAGAAAACTACGTAGAATGATCGACGTTCGTAGATACGAAAAGAAATTGTATCTTGGTAAAGTAAGAAAACAATATGGTGCTAAAGCATCCGAAACAGCTGGTGCACCTACCGTATAATCGGTAAAAACATCATATAATATTCAAAAACTCAAAAAACTATCACTTATTGAGTAGTTTTCCTGAATATAGTGTAAATATAATACAAAGCCATTAATCAGGAGAACAATCAAATGTCTTTAGATAAATTCAAGCAATTACATGATCTCGTCATCAATGACGACAGCGCAGCAGCCCGCGAACTTTTCCACGAAATCGTTCTTGAGAAGTCACGTGAAATCTTCGAATCGATGATGCACGATGAGATGGATGAAGGCATGGAAATGGAAGACGAAATGGATGAAGGCATGGGTGGTCAAGTAGGTGATCTACTTGATGAGATCAATGCTGAAGAATCAGGTGTCACTGAAGAGGATGAATCTGATATCGACTTCGACGATGAAGAAGGCGATATGGACATGATGCACGGTGACGAAGACGGCGAAGAAGCCGAACACGAAGAAATTGAAGATGCTGTGATTCGCATCGAAGACAAGCTCGATCAATTGATGGCAGAGTTTGAAGAAATCATGGGCAAAGAAGAAGGCTCAGACGACGAAGATTTCGGCGGTGAAGAAGATTTCGGCGGTGAAGAAGATTTCGATGCAGATCAAGAAGATGACGCAGAAGATTTCGGTGATGAAGATACAGAAGAAATGATGGAAGCTATACAGCTACAGAAGGTTTCTGTAACTCACGGTGATGACGGTATGCAGAAGAAGTCAACTGTCGCCGCTAACTCAGGTCAGTCAGGAATGGCAAGCAGACCAGTAAAGTTCAGTGGTGCATCTGAAGCTGTCCCAACTAGTCCTAAAGCTCCTAGCAACCCATACACAAAGGGTGAAAAAGAAGTTCCAGGCGCAGGAAAGTTTAAGAATGCCCCAGGTCATAAGGGTCTAGATTTAGATAAGGCTCCTAAGGCAAAGGCAGGCGACGACGGTGCTAACAAGCGTAGCCCAGTTGCTGAATCAAGAAGAAAAAAGTAAAGGTATCTGAGAAATGGCTTTGTGTCTCAGAGAAAATCTGACTTTTGATAGAGCAGGGATTGTTGTTGAGTCCGTAACAGAAGGCAACGACAGCTTAAAGTCCCTCTATATGAAAGGGATTTTCATTCAGGGCGGGGTAAAGAACGCAAATGAACGTGTTTACCCCGTCACTGAAATTGAGAACGCAGTAGAAACACTCAATAAACAGATTGAAGAAGGCTATAGTGTTCTCGGAGAAGTAGATCACCCAGACGATTTAAAAATCAATTTGGACCGTGTATCTCATATGATCACTCGTATGTGGATGGACGGTCCCAATGGTTTCGGAAAACTAAAAATTCTACCAACTCCAATGGGTCAACTTGTAAGAACAATGTTGGAGAGTGGTGTGAAGCTAGGCGTATCTAGTAGAGGTAGCGGTAACGTTAACGATATGGATGGCCGAGTCAGTGATTTTGAAATAATCACTGTCGATATTGTTGCTCAACCAAGTGCCCCTAATGCATATCCCAAAGCAATTTATGAAGGTCTCATGAACATGAAGAACGGACATAAAGTGTTAGAGATTGCAAAAGACGTTCAGTTGAGTGGCAACAAAAAAGTGCAGAAAATTTTAGGTGAAGAAGTAAAACGCCTCATCAAAGATTTAAAAATATAATTATAGGGGAAAAAAGCATGTTGGATGCTATCAAACCATTACTTGAAAGTGGACTTATCAGCGAAGACATCGGGTCTCAATTAAATGAAGCCTGGGAAATTAAGCTGAAAGAAGCACGTGATCAAGTCACTGTAGAACTTCGTGAGGAGTTCGCAAGACGTTATGAGCATGATCGTGTAGTTATGGTAGAAGCCCTTGACAAGATGATGACTGAAGCTCTCTCTGAGGAAATTCGTGAATTTGCGAATGAGAGAAAAGCAGCAAACGCAGATCGTGTACGTCAGGAAATTCAGTTGCGTGAAAACACAACTAAGTTTAATGACTTCATGGTAACTAAGTTAGCAGAAGAAATTCGTGAACTCCGCACTGACCGCAAGGTACAGATGGAAAATACTCATAAGCTAGAACAATTCGTTGTTCACGCTCTTGCAGAAGAAATTCGTGAATTCGCAACTGACCGTAAGGCAGTTGTAGAAGCTAAAGTTAAACTCGTTTCTGAAGGCCGTAAGCAGCTTGAAGCACTCAAGGCAAGATTCATTGCAGAAAGTGCTAAGAAGATCAATACAGCAGTCACCACCCATCTCAAGAGCGAACTATCACAACTTAAAGAAGATATCAAGCTCGCAAGAGAAAACAATTTTGGTCGCAAGTTGTTCGAAGCTTTTGCAAGTGAATTCAGCGTAACTCATTTAAATGACAAAGCTGAAACTCGCAAGGTATTAAAGCAATTAGCAGAAAAAGACCATCAACTTTCAGAAGCAGCAACTAAGTTAGAACAAACTAAGAAGCTAATAGAAAGTAAGGAACGTGAGGTAAGAATCATCAAGGAAGAATCAAATCGTGAGAAGACAATGAATACATTATTGTCAACTCTCAACGAAGAAAAGAAAGAATTGATGAAGACCTTGCTTGAAAGCGTACAGACAGCTAAGCTTGATGTAGCTTTCAATAAGTATTTGCCAGCTGTTCTTAACAACGGTAATACACAATCAGCTAAGAGAAAACTTACTGAAAGTGTTGTTGTTGAGGCAACCGGTAATAAAACTGCCAAGAAAGTAACTGAAGTCGATACCTCTGTCACAGACAACGTGATCGACATTAAGCGTCTGGCAGGGCTTTAAAAAAAAAGACATAATTTAGGAGAAATAATAATGTCAAACGTACTTTTAGAAAGCCGTTGGGGAGAGACAAAAGACGCCCTGCTTGAAGGCTTAAAAGGCAATCGTCGCTCTACAATGGGCGTATTGCTCGAAAACACAAAGAAGCAGCTTCTTTCTGAATCTGCTGCTGGCACTACAACTGCTGGTAATATCGCAACACTTAACCGCGTTATTCTTCCAGTAATTCGTCGTGTCATGCCAACTGTTATTGCTAACGAGTTGGTAGGCGTTCAGCCAATGACTGGCCCAGTTGGTCAGATCCACACTCTACGTGTTCGCTATGCTAACACATTGGGTGACTCTTCAGCAGCAGCTACTCCTGTAACTGCAGGTGAAGAAGCACTTTCACCATTCAAGATTGCACAGGCATACTCACGTGCAGCTTCTGGCGATACATCATCTGCATACTACACTGCAAATGATACAGCAGCACTTGAAGGTAACGGTGGTAAGCAGATTTCTGTACAAATCTTGAGACAGGCTGTAGAAGCTAAGTCACGTAAGCTCCAAGCTCGCTGGACATTCGAAGCTGCTCAGGACGCACAGAGTCAGCATGGTATCGACGTAGAAGCAGAAATCATGGCTGCTCTTGCACAGGAAATCACTGCTGAAATCGATCAAGAAATCTTGCTCAGCTTGCACACTCTTGCTTCAACTGAATATACATTCAATCAGGCAACTGTTTCAGGTACTGCTACATACGTAGGTGACGAACATGCTGCTCTTGCAGTTCTCATCAACCGTGTTGCAAACTTGATTGCACAGCGCACTCGTCGTGGTGCAGGTAACTGGTGCGTAGTAAGCCCAGCAAGCTTGACTGTTCTTCAGTCAGCAACCACTTCAGCTTTCGCTCGCACAACAGAAGGCACTTTCGAAGCTCCAACTAATACTAAGTTCGTTGGTACTCTCAACGGTGCAATGCGTGTGTTCGTAAACAGCTACAGCCCAGACACTCAGCCTGTATTGGTTGGTTATAAGGGTTCAAGCGAGACTGACGCAGCAGCATTCTACTGCCCATACATTCCATTGATGAGCAGCGGCGTTGTACTTGATCCATCTTCATTCGAGCCAGTCGTGTCATTTATGACTCGTTATGGTTACATCGAATTGACTAACACTGCAAGCAGCTTCGGCAACGCAGCAGATTACGTCGGTGAGATCGCTGTACAGAATCTCAGCTTCCAGTAAGATTTAATCTTATATTAAGACTAGAAAGGGCCTTTTTAGGCCCTTTCTTTTTACATCAAGCGATTATTGTATCACTATCTACAGTAACATTTAGGATAGATTTATTAATCTTTCCTATTTTTTTATTATGAAGTCTAGCACAATTAGCACATAATGTCAATAGATTACTTCGTGCTTTGTTTTTATTGTTACCATCAGCGTATACAACATCTAATTGTATCCTATCTTCAGGAACAAATTCGCATCTTTCACATATGTTTTTCTTGTTCTTTAGATGGTTGAACCTATTGTTATATACTGCTTTAGCACAATCTACGCAGTATTTGTGCCATTTTTGAAAACCATGTTTGCTTTTACCATTTGGTTTTGCAAGAGAAAACTTACAATGAGAGCATATAGGTCTAGGAGGTTGTTGGGTTATCATCGTGATATTTATTAAAAAGCTCTCCTGGAATCTTTATTCTGCTACTTAAAATAGGAAAAAATAATAAATAGTACATTAGAATAGCAGGAAATATTGATGTCAGTAGAATATTTTAATTCATATGGTGGTTACTCAGCGGGAATCCCACCAGTACCGGTTATTGATGCCAATGGAAATGTAGTATCTAACGTACTAACACCTACAGGTAATGTTTCTGCAAATGCAGTATATGCAAATGCATATTATTATTTGAGCAATGGTCAACCTTTTATTTCTTCTCCTGGTGGAAGTAACACTCAACTACAATTTAATTCTAATGGTCAATTTGGTGGCATATCCAATGTAACCTGGAATGGTAATGTTTTAACTTTAGGTGATGTAACTGCTGTTTCTATTGGTGGCGGAATCGATGGTTATGTATTACAGACAGATGGTCAAGGTAATTTAAGTTGGACAGCACAAACAGGTGGTGGTGGTGGTGGATCGCCGGGAGGTAGTAATACTGAGGTTCAATTTAATAACGCAGGAACTTTTGGTGGTGATACAGGATTAACATATAATTCTACAACAAAACAATTAAACGTAACCGGTAATATCACTGGTAATCATATTATAGGTGATGGATCAAGATTATCTAATATTAACGGTTCTAATGTAACAGGTACTGTATCTACATCGATTACATCTGGTACAGTAACAACTAATGCACAACCGAATATAACTAGTGTAGGTACATTAACCAGTCTAAATGTAAATGGTACATTAACAGCAGTAAATGTCACTGCTAATACAGGTATTTTTACGGGCAATGGTAGCGGATTAAGTGCGATTCCAGGTGCTAATGTTATCGGAACTGTATCTAATGCGAATTATGCAACATATAGCGGCACAGTCACAACTAATGCACAACCGAATATAACTAGTGTAGGTACATTAACCAGTTTAAATGTAAATGGTACAT